AGGCCGCATCGATAAGCAAGAGGAATAAAGCTAATGCCTAAACTTTCGATCAAAGAGGTTGTCGGCCGGGAAGCAAAAGCCCAGGCAAGGAAAGATGAATGGCATTCAATCTATGAGGATTGCTACGAATTTGCTTTACCGCAAAGAAATTTATACAGCGGATACTATGAGGGCAAAGTCTCAGGCAAAGGCAAGATGCAAAGGGTCTTTGACAGCACTGCCATGTCGTCAACCAAACGATTTGCAAACAGATTGCAATCTGGCCTATTTCCGCCAAATCGGCAATGGTGTCGCCTGGAGCCAGGGGTTGCAGTCCCGCGCCAGGACAGGGAAAGGGCGCAGAAGATCCTGGATGCCTACATCGATATCATGTTTGACCAGTTGCGCCAAACAAGCTTTGACCTGGCAATGGGTGAATTTCTATTAGATCTATGCGTAGGCACTGCCGTTATGATGGTTACGCCTGGTGATGAGGTAACGCCGGTTAGGTTCCTGGCTATACCGCAATACCTGGTGGCCATCGAGGAGGGCGCAAACGGAACCATTGACAACGTTTATCGTAAGATGCGGGTCAAGGCCGAGGCTATTAGCCGTGAATTTCCTGACATTGTAATTACGCCCGACCTAGCTGACAGGATCGAGCGCAAGCCAGGCGACGATTTAGATCTCTTCGATGCTGTTATCTTTGACCAGGAAACAGGCCGATACCATTATCATGTCATTTGGCCGGAAAAAACTCAGGAATTGGTCTATCGAGAAATGCAGTCTAGTCCGTTTATTGTAGCCAGGTTTAGCAAAACCGCCGGAGAAATTTATGGACGCGGCCCTTTGTGTGACTGTATCAGTGACATTAAAACTTTAAATAAGACAATCGAACTTGTTTTGAAAAACGCAAGCTTGTCTATATCTGGCGTTTACCTGGCGGCAGATGATGGCGTGTTAAATCCTCAGAATATAAAAATACAGCCTGGCGCTATTATCCCGGTGGCCCGGAATGGCGGGCCGCAAGGCGCTTCACTTGCTCCATTGCCTAAAGCCGGGGATTTTAACACAAGCCAAATTGTTATCCAGGATCTAAGGGTAAACATCAAAAAAGTTTTGATGGATGATACTTTGCCGCCAGATACAATGTCGGCCAGGTCAGCAACGGAAATTGCTCAAAGGCAACGTGAATTAGCTACAAACTTGGGATCAGCGTTTGGCCGTTTAATGACGGAAATTATGAACCCGCTTGTCGCCAGGATACTTTTTGTTTTAGACCGTCAGGGCTTGATTGATATGCCCCTAAAGGTAAATGGTGTTCAGTTAAAAATTTCCTCGATATCGCCATTGGCGGAAGCGCCTAAAATGGAAGAGGTAAATCAGCTTATTCAATTTATGCAGATTGCAAACTCACTTGGGCCAATAGGGCAAACTGTAGTTAATGTACCCGAAACATTGGCATTTATCGCGGAAAAGATGAGCATTGACCAAAGGGTTCTAAACACACCAGAGGAACAGCAAGCAATGATGCAGCAAATGCAGCAAGCTATGATGGAACAACAGCAACAAATGCCCACAGATGAAACTGTTGCGGGGGCGTTGCAATGAATGCACCGGATGGATGGGAAGGAATAAGCCAAGCATTCGTGGAACCGCCAAAGGCGGACGACCTGGATATTTTATATGGAAGGGTTTTTAAATCTGAGGAAGGCCAAAAGGTGTTGCATCATCTGAGGCAGATAACAATAGAGCAACCGTCCTGGTATCCAGGCGAGGATCCAAGCCACGGCTTTGTCAGAACTGGCATGGCGGAGTTGGTGCGCCTGATCGAGCGGCGGGTGATTAGGAGCAATAATGTCTGAACAAGCAGTGCCAACAGAAACAACTGAAAACCTGGTAAACTTACAGCCAGAGCCGGAAACCCAGGAGCAGCAAGAGGCTCCAATACAAATACGGCCTACAGATGATCAAGAGGACGCATCGTTTAAGGATGCTGATACCGAGCCAATGGATCGGCCTGATTATTATCCAGAGAAGTTTTGGGATGAGGACGGACCTGATGTTGAAAAACTTGCAAAAAGTTACGCGGAACTTGAAAAGGCGTTTAAGTCTGGCAAACATAAAGCGCCGGAAGGTGATTATGAGGTTCAAGATCTGGTTGATCGGGGTCTTGATATGGAGGATCCGACTGTCCAGGCTTACCAGGAATGGGCGAAAAAATATGGCATCTCTCAAAAAGCGTTTGAAGAGTTGGCCGGGAACGTTTTGGAAAACTCTCAAGAAAACCAAGAAGCCATAGATTACGACTATAGTCAGGAAATGGAAAAACTTGGCGAAAGGGCTTCGGAAAAAATATCGTTCCTGGAGCGGCACATAACAAAGGCCAATCTTAACCAGGTAGAAAGGGAAGCCCTGGCGATAAGCTTAAACAGTGCCGACACTATCAATGCCATGACAAAGTTTATTCAAGGGTACACTAACGAAGGGATCCCAACTGGCCCGGTGGTAGCAGCCTCGGAGATGAGCGAAAATGACCTGGCGCAAGCTATAGCTGACCCTCGATGGCAGACAGATCACGCATGGCGCAGTAAGATAGAAAGACAGTGGTTAGCTGCAAACAACTAGATGTTGTTGCAATAATTAAAATTTGCGTGTATATGGGGGGGAAGGGCTAACCGCTGCGCGGCCCCTTCATGTGGTAGACCACTGGTGGCGCGGCCATATCGCGCAAGCTACCGCCCGAATTACATCGGCCAACGGAAAGCGTTTTAAAAGAAACCTTAATAGGAGGCTTCTGCTATGGCGCAGAGTATCACAACGGCCTTTGTAACCCTCTTCGACCAAGAGGTAAAACAGGCTTATCAAGGCGAAGCACTGCTTCGCGGCACAATGCGTTCACGCGCAAATGTGCAAGGAAATACAGTTAAATTTCCAAAAATCGGAAAAGGCGTTGCCCAGGTTCGGGTTCCCCAAACTGACGTAACACCGTTAAACGTCACCTATAGCCAGGTGACGGCAACAATGTCTGACTATATCGCTAGCGAATATTCAGATATCTTCCATCAGTCTCATGTCAATTTCGATGAACGTCGAGAGTTGGTTGAGGTTGTTTCTAAAGCAATCGCCCGCCGGATGGATCAGCTTTGCATCGATGCGTTGAATGCTGCGGCATCACCATCAACTGTTGCAACAACTGTTGGCGGATCTGCTACTAACATGAACGTTGCGAAGCTTCGCGCAGCCGCAAAGGCAATGAACGAAAAGAACGTTCCCGCCGAAGGCCGTCACTTGCTTATGCACGCTTCACAGTTAGACAGTTTGCTGAGTGAAACATCCGTAACATCGAGCGATTTTGCGACTGTAAAAGCTCTTGTGCGCGGTGAGGTTTCATCGTTCATGGGCTTTAATATCATCACTATGGGTGATCGTGACGAGGGTGGCATTCCAAAGCCGTCAACTCGCTCATGCTTTGCCTGGCACAAAGACAGCATGGGCTATGCCGAAAGCATGGCGCAAAAGTCAGAAGTGAACTATGTTCCAGAAAAAACATCGTTCCTTGTTTCTTCTATGTTCTCTGCGGGCAGCGTTGCCATAGATGATGATGGCATCGTAAAAATTAGCTGTACTGAGTAAGGAGATCAAACATGGCTTTTTCTTCAACAGGTTGGGCAGCTATCGGTGGCAATGCGAAGCGGGGCAACGCCCCTGTTATGTATTCGTATAGCACTGCCGATACGATTGCTGACGTAAATACAGCGGGTTACTTTAACGACCTGTCTGATACGCTAGAGGTTGGCGACTTAATCTATTGTGTAACGTCCACAGGCGGAACTCGCGTTTCGACGTTGACACAAGTTTTGTCAAATGCGTCTGGCGTTGTTGATGTTGCGGATGGGACTACCCTGGCCGCAACTGACGGCGATTAATTTCTCCCCTGGGGGCCGGGAAACTGGCCCCTTTTTAAACCCGGAGGTGTTATGGCTACTGGCGACACGGCTCTTTCAATTTGCTCAGATGCGCTAATTGCTTTGGGCGCTGCCCCTATATCCTCGTTTACAGAAGGCACTGACGCTGCTCAGGCTTGTGACCGACTGTACCCAGATTTAAGAGATACTATTTTAAGCACCTATCAATGGTCCTTCTCAATTAAGAAAACGCAACTGGCCAGGTTGGCCACTGCCCCAACAAATGAATGGAAATATGCTTACCAAATGCCAGGTGATATGCTGTCCGGGGTTTTGGCAATATTTGCATCTAGCGGGAGCTACGAACTGCCATTGCGCTATGGTTGGGAAGTGTACGGCGATCAGGTGTTTACGAACCTGGAAACTGTCTACATCGATTACCAAGCTACCGTAAACGAAACCAAAATGCCGCCCTATTTTGTTCGTCTTTTGCGCCTAGCTATGGCTTTTGAACTGGCGATTATTATAACGGATCAAACTGCAAAGGCGGATTACTATCGTGCATTGGCTTACGGATCCCCATCAGAAAATGGGCGTGGCGGCGAAATGCGCAAGGCTATGAACATTGATGGCCGGGGTCAGTCAACACAAGTCATAGATGATTATGAACTGATATCAGTGAGGCACTAGATGCGGATTACACAGTTTCAAACCAATTTTTCGGTGGGGGAACTGGATCCACTTTTGCGGTCTAGGGTTGACTTGCAACAATATCAGAATGCCCTGGAAGAAGCTACAAATGTACTTGTGCAGCCGCAAGGCGGGATAAAGCGCCGACCTGGATTAGAATTTATTCACAGTTTTGGATCTAGCGCAGCGGATAATTTTAAACTTATTCCTTTTGAATTTAGTGTTACTGATAGCTATTTGTTGGTTGTTACCACCGGGAAAATTTATGTTTTTAAAGATGGGGTAAAACAAGGCAATATTAACGGATTGGGAAACGATTACATTGTGACCCCAACAATTACAGCGGCAATGATTGATGAATTGCAATATGCTCAAGCTGTTGATACTTTAATTCTTTGCCATGAAGATTTGGAAACTCTTCGCCTGATTAGGAACTCTGACACATATTGGTCTTGGGGACCTTTGCCGATAACAAATATTCCTAAATATCCGTATGGGTTTACTACGAATATGCCCAACTTTACAATTACGCCTAGCGCCACATCTGGGAACATAACACTCACGGCATCGGCAAATACCAATGATACCGGGACCGCTCAAGGTGGATCTAGCAACACGATTACACTTAAATCATCATCTAACTATACATCTGACGATCAGCCAAACGGAATGTTTATAACGCTGACTGGAGGCACAGGTAACGGCCACACCAGGCACATTGAGGATTATAATGGAACTACAAAGGTGGCAGTTGTTTCCCCGAATTGGACACAGATACCGGATAATACCACCACCTACAAAGTTGAGCCGTTTGCACCAACTACGGTTGGCGAATACGCCCAGGTAACTAGCACTTTCGGCCGCGCCAGGTATGTCGAGTTTGTAAGTTCAACATCTATGAAAGCAGTTGTTGAGGTTCCGTTTTTTGACACAAGCGCAATTATCGCGGGAAATTGGGAAAGCGAACATGGTTACGAGGATGTTTGGTCAAGCACAAGAGGGTGGCCAAGATCTGCAACTTTTCACGAAGGTCGCTTATATTTTGGCGGATCTAAGTCCCGGCCCAATACCATTTGGGGATCTAAGGTTATCGATTATTATAACTTTAGCGCCGGAACTGGATTGGACGACGAAAGCGTTGAGGCAACAATAAACACTAATCAACTTAATAGCATTGTAAATATTGTAGCTTCTGCGGATTTAAGAATATTTACAACAGGCGGAGAGTTTGTTGTCATTCAGTCAGAAGATGCGCCGGTTACACCTTCTGATTTTCTTGTGCGTCCGCAAACTCGATTAGGGGCAAAGCCAGGGGTTCCTATTGAGGATCTTAATGGCGCGTCAGTATTTGTGCAGCGGCAAGGAAAGTCTCTTAATGGGTTCCAGTTTGGTAGCGGAACAAAATCTTACCAGGTTCAGCAAATATCTGTTCTTTCTTCGCACTTAATTAAAAACCCGGTTGACCTGGCAATTCGCAGATCAACGTCAACAGATGAGGCTGACAGGCTTTTTGTGGTAAACGGCGACGATGGATCTATGTCAGTTTATTCTATTCTGGTCGGACAAAATGTTATTGCGCCTAGCGTTTTTACAACCGGGCATAATGCCGGGAGTGCATCTGATGGACACTTTAAAGCGGTAGCTGTAGAGGGTTCTGATGTTTATGTAATTGTCCACCGATCCCCCGATCAATCAGGCGGCACAGGGGCGCTGCAAGTTTATTTAGAAAAGTTTGACGATGTTCTAAACTTAGATAGCGCCCTTTATATCGGAAATGGTGCGACCACTAAGCAAGTTTCTCACTTAAAAGGCCTTGAAGTTCAAATTGTAAATAACGGTGTTGTCGAGGCTGCGCAGACAGTTCCTAATGATGGCAGTGCTTCCCCGCCCTATACAATTACTCTTGCAGCAACATCATCCGGGCATGAAAACCATGTTGGTCTTAATTATACTGTCCAGGCGAAAACAATGCCCGCCGCGCCAATGCTTCAATCGGGATCTGTCCAGGGAGTGCAAAAGCGCGTTGTCCAGGTCGATGCTGTTTTAAATGAAACCAAGGATTTAAAAATAAACGGCAAACAGGTTTCCTTCCGAAACTTCGGGGATGAGGCGCTAGACACTGCTATTGCGCCGTTCACCGGCATAAAAACTGCTCATGGTATGTTGGGTTATAGCGCAACAGGCCAAATAACTTTAACTCAAGGGGTTCCCCTGGATATGACAGTCCTGGGGCTTGAATACAAATTAAGCGTGGGGTCTTAACATGGTAGCATTAGCGGGTGCAGCAATCGGCGGAGGCGCATCAACTGGATTGATGATGGCATCAACCGCTGTTAGTGCAATGGGAAAACTCCAGGCGGGCCGGGCAAAAGCCGCTGAGTACGATGCCCAGGCATCTCAAGCGGAACTAAAAGGAAGATCTGAGGCCATTGCGTATAAGCAAATGGGTGCAGATGTTTTGCGTAACTTGAATGAAAACCTGGCGGCAATAATTGCCAGGTCGGCCGCCGGTGGCGTTGATCCGACAAGTGGATCTGCCAGGACAACCGCAAGCTATGCGCAAGCAGAAGCCGTTAGGGAATTAAACATTACCAGGGACAATGCGTTGCTTGCAGAAGGCCAGGCGGCTACCCAGGCAAATCAATATAGGCTAGCAGGGCGTAATGCTAAAACTGCGGCTTTCTGGAACGCAGCGGGAACAATTAGCACCGGCATACAAAGAGTTGGATCTTTATAATGGCAAAGCTTCCCAGGTATCAAAGGTTAGGCATACGAGACAGGCAGCCGCAAAACATTGATTTTGCGTCATACCGCGAAGAGGCGGGCGCAAGTATGGCTATGTCTCAAACCTTTGACCAAATGTCTCAGTTTCTTTATAGGCAATCTGCCGAAGAGGCGGAGCAGCGCGGCCTGGAGCGCGTCCGTACCGAAGGAGCGCAGCCTGTTTTGGAAGCATTGCAAGACCAGGGCGGGCCAAGGGGCATCGAGCAAAAGGCGGCCTACCAGGCTGCAAATCAAATTGCCATTGCCGAGATCCAAAGCAGTGCAGAATTAGAAATTACCAGGATCCTAGACGAAGGACAAAAAAACAAAACGTCATTTAGTGCTGTACAAGGCCAGTTAAAAGATGTGTCGGATGGCTATTCCGCTGCTTTGTCCGATATAGATCCAGTATTAGCGGGAACGTTACGCGCCAGGCTTGCAGAAAGCGCGGGCAAAGCCGAAGTAAGATTTTCTAAGTTTTGGCAGCAAGAACAGTTGCGCGACCAAAAAATCAAACAAAATTTAAGAAGCGTTGATGCCGCCGAAAAGATTATCCAGGACGCGGCGACATTTAATTTCACTACCGAAGGTCTTGATAACCAATTAGCAGTTATAAAAACTGAACTTGCTGCCCTTGGTGTAACCAAGATTGTGATTGATGATTGGGCTGAAAAAACAGCAAATGCCGCAAAGAAAAATAACGCGATGTTTACGTTTTTCCAAAAAGACGTAGGCGACCAAAAACAATATATTGCGGATGTTGAAAGCGGCAAGATAGAGTTGCCGGGCATGACCTTTGAGGAAAGTGTCAGATTTGTTAATGGTAGTTTGCGCCCAGAGTTTAACCGCAATGTTGCGGCAATAAAGGGGCAATCTGATTTTGTAGTAAACTCAGTAGAAGATCTGCAAGACGTTTTAGAAAAAGGTGGGCCGTTAAACCAAGAAACTTATCAAGATCTGATGGATGCAGCCACACAGGTTTCCCAGTATGATGGCGGGGCCGCCTTAAATTCGGTTAAGATGCTAGAGGCTGATAACGAATTTTTCTCAACACTTAGAGCATCTAATTTTGCAAAGGTCGAAAGCGATGTTGCTGCGCTAGCAAATGGCATCGAGGGTGTAGGCGGAGAAGGCCGGGACACAGCCATCGAAGTCAAGCGATACGAGCAAGCTACAGCGTTTTTTGAAAATATGCAGAAACAGTTGGCAGAGGATCCTATGGGGTATGCCAATCGTGTCGGGCTGATCGAGCGCCGGGACACTCCGCTCTTAACTATTAATACTGACGATGGGACAGTTGCGGTTGACCAGGCAGAGTTAAGAAAGCGCCAGGCCGAGGCAAATACGGTAAGGAGCCATTACCAACTAGGAGAGCCAAAGTTATTTTATGGCGATGAGGTCCGTCAGTTGTCTTTGCTGCTCGATAATTCTGATGGCCCGGCAAAGCTTCAACTGCTTGGGGCGCTAGCCGAGGCTGACGCAGCCGCGCCAAAGATCTTAACAGACCTTGCATCATACAACGCGCCGATGGCCCTGGTGGGGGCTTTAAACAATGCCGGAATGACTGAGACAGCTACACTTGCGGTTAGTGGGTTTGAGCGAATTAAAATAGACGGCAAGCATCAAAGTTTAAGCAAAATGGGGGAGGCTGCGCGAACCCCCTTTGAGTTGCAGATAGACGTAATGGGAACGGCGCTAACAGAGCCAAATATGTCTAAGGCCATTATTGATGTTGCCGAGGCAGTTTACACGGAACTAGCTGCCAGGAATGGCGTAACTGAATTTAATCAAGATATGTGGATACAGTCACTACAGCAAGCCGCCGGGCAAAGCCTAAAGCCGGGAATGGATGGAGAGCCTATATTGCATGGCGGGTTCCAGGAAGTGCGTGGTGAAAATGCGTATTTATTGCCAGATTACACGGCAGATCAAATGACGGCTATGTTGGAAAACCTAGACCCAACATTGTTAAAAATAGCATCTGGCCAAGATGTATCAAAAGACCTGGTTGACCAGATAGTTTCTGATGAGACTTACCATTTTAAATATTTAGGATCGGACATTTATCAAATTCAATACGGTCCTGGAATTGTTGTAGCGGATACAGATGGAAGGCCGGTAACGTTTAGCATCAAAGATTTAAAAGGCGCACCGCAAAAGCTTGCGCTTATGCCAGGAGTTTTGCCCGCGCCAAACATAGAGGACGCAATGCTTATTGATATCTATAGAGCCAGTGATAAAATGGATGCAACCCGAAGCCAGGACAAACCTTCGGCGCGTGAGGCTGCGCCAGAAACAACGTTTACAGACGGCTTTCCCAGGGTGATATCTCCGCGTCCTAGCCGACTAGATGCAGTTTCAAAAACCTTTTCTGATCCAACTCAAGATTTCGCACCTGGTCAAGTTGCGGCGGGCTTAGAGGCAAGCATAGGTGCGCCTACTGTTGATAAAGGCCAAACAATAAAAGAATTACGAGAACAGCGCCGGAAGGCAATGAGAAAAACCATTCCTGTGAGGCAGAAATTAAAGAGAAAAGAGTATATAAAATTTATCGAGGCGGGCCTAAAAGAAGATCCTAAATTTAATGTCTCTTGGGATGATTGGATCAAAACGCAATGATAGATTTCGGCAGGTCCAAGGCTTATGATTTTACCGGCGTAGAGTTTTTATCAAAGCCGATTACTGGCTATTTAGAGAACTATCATGCGGCGGCCAGGGATGTAGTTGCTAACGACATTACCATGCAGCGCGAAAACCATTTAAAAGAAATATGGGGTCCAATTACCGAAGAGTTAAAAGACCTGGGCATTCAGGGAATACGAGATCCGTCAGATCAGTTTAGAATGTTTTCGCCAGAAATGAATGAACCAA